TTAATGACAGTATAAATTATCGGCTCATCTGCATCTTCAACTTGGCATTCCAGAAAAACCCCATCCGTTGTCAGCAAACTTGGCGCAATAACTTTCTGGCTCCGCAAGATTGTAAACGCCGCCAGAGAACCATCACCTGAATTAGTAACCAATAATAAATCACCTTCGTCAACATTCGTTCCCCGCCGCATTGCCATGCGTGAAGGAGTCTGCAAAAGGTGCGAAGACAAAAGAGAAATATCGTTTGAAACATATGCACCTTCAAGGTCGGAAAAAAGAAACTCACGGATTGCTTTCCCGCCACGCTGCATATAAAGAGTGCCACCCTCTGTTGCTACTGGCCGGGTTCCCGGCTTAGACCCCCGCTCTGTAGAAGGTTTAAAAATAAACCCGGTTGGGGTTAGCGGCTGGCCGTCTATTTGTGGGCAAATAAATTCTGTTGAAGTTGTGAACACTTGTAAATCACGGCCAGAGAAAACTGCCGTACACGCATTAACTGCGTCTGTATCTATAGTAGCTTCAAGCCCTTCGTCATCAAGGGCGCTGCCGGGATCAAAATTAAAGAACTGCCCTACCCGACTCCCCCATATAGTAGTTGGCAATGACTTGGCCCCGCCAACAATAAGACGACCTTCATGGAACGCTGCTGTCCGGGGCCACCCTTTAGCTATTGACCATGCTTCCTCATACCCATGTTCAACCAGCCATTTTGAAGAAGCTAATGCATCCGTGCTAAAAAACGGAACTTCTGTGACTGCTTTAACAGCGGTTGAAGAAGTCACTTCAATAATCCGCGCCCGGCCAAAGTTATCGACACTCTGGACATACTGGCCAACGTGGCTAGCAACTAGAAATACAGAGGTGTTGTCAGGGTTGGTAGACCATGCTGTTAAAACTGTAGCAACCTTACTTGACCCTACATAATCTGAAATAATCCGTGATTGCCCAGAACCAGTACCTGAGTTGATAGTAACAGTCGAACCAATAAAAATATCATCTGTAGCTGAAGCCCCGCTATCTAAAGTGATTGTTGTTGATGCCCCGGCTTGGGCTGTCCCGGTTCTCCCGGTATGCCATGTGGCTCCCCCTGCTGTTAAGGTGATTGTCCCTGCGATTGCTGATGGGGTCAGTGTTGTGCCGGGGAGAGATTCGGCTGTCGTAAATGGAAATTTGGGGATCGTGTCCCAAACAATATCTGCAACAGTCCAAAGGTTATGATCAGCACCGCGAACAATCTTCAGGGGAGCCATCGTTTCTTCAAATAAAAGAAGCGTGTCTGCGCTTTGGGTATACCACAGATTGGTCAGCCTTGCTGAAGTAACACCATCCGCGACACCAGAAACACTGGACGAACAATCAAGAAAGTTATTCCCTGAAGCGTTGATATTAGTAACCAACACACCTTGCTTAAAAATATAGGCTCTGGTGCCGCAAAAGATAAACATATAAGTCTGAGTGGTACTAAAGGCAAAAGGCACCGCACGAACACCGTCTTCCGGGGTAGCTGCTGAAGGTAACTCCAGAACAAATCTGAGACCGGGCCTTCGTTCAACAGACCCTTGCGGTTTACAGATTACATTCCGCGCCCTCTCCAACGCTGATTCATATTGCTGAAGATCAATACGACCTCTTAATTCAGGGTTGATTTCTCCAACCGCCGCATTCGTCTGCACTTTAATGACGCGGGGCATATCACAAACTTAATCTGGTATCGATCAGCGGAAAGTCTGCAATGAAGGCCGTGCCAGTTCCAAGACCATCTGTTGCAGCGGCCTGTCTGAAATAGCCCCCTCTGCCCCCCTCTGACGGATTACCGAATGTGATTCTCTCCCAATGCTGGGATTTGCTGATCTGGTCTGTTACAGGCTCTGCCAAATGCATGGCCGTTGCATATTTCAGCAACTGAACAAAATAACTCGGCATTAATGCCTCAACAGGACGAAACTGATAATCTACCGTAATAGCAGCTTGATCTGTGAAAACCTCTCCTTGGTAGACTTCCCAGCCATCAACAATAGGAACCGCACCAACAGCAGATGAATTAAAAACTGCCCTTGGAACTAACGATATCGAATCGCTGGGCATGGGGAAAGAACGTGTCCACTCATTTACCGGGGCAGTCGCACTCGCCTGAAGATCAGATTTCTTAATACTGAAAGACCAAGGGTACATACTCAACACCATATCCCGAACATCAGGATATAGTTGCTCACATAGTCCGGCCTGTGTCGTACCTTCAGCAAAGGACGTAATAGTATTTTCGCCCAGATAATTCAATGCAGAGGAGCAAATGGTTACATCTGTATCATTAGTAGCCATGTAAACTCCTTAAATAAATGGTGGAGGAGTACCTGTGAGCAAAGGAACAGATACCCCCCACCGTCTTGTTAGCCGACTAATTACTTAATCAGCATCTGCAACCGAAATTGCCGTACCGTCAGACACATCGACAACACCACTTGCGTTGCTAAGAACAACAACAAGTGAAGCCGTAGGTGTGTTTGAGTCACGAATATACATTAGATCGCCAACCTTCAATAAATCGGAAGCATCGTTAAAATACGCCGCAGTATTGACAGTGGCGATTGCATCAGTCGAAGTATAGCTCCATATCTGGGGAGCATTACCCGCTTTTGACTGACCGCCAATTGGCTGTAGTCCTGTAACACTATAAGCCATCGTTTACCTCCTATTCTCTACAGGTCAATTTGACGATTCCATTGTCATCGACTGCAATTGCACCAGCCGACAAGACACAAACCACCAACCATGATAGTTTTTCTGGAACATAATTGATTTCAGTTTTGATTCCAATTCCTTCAGCGTAACCCAAAGCATCCTTATGGAAAGCAAAAAGTGACCGATCCGAAGAGCCGTCTATCGCAAGACCGCCTTCATCCATGTCACCGAACATATGCATCTGGAAACCCATCCAAGAATTTATGCTTCCATCCATAAGATTTCGAGCCGTCACGAAATCCACTGAGGTTGCCTGACTCTCAGAAAGCAAGCTAGCTAACGAATCAGCATGAATTAACATATGCCGATCAGCCGCTGGAACATTCTTACCATCCAGCAACCGTTTAGCTTCGCGTACCTTCGCAAAATTCAGGTTTGTAGTTGAACCACCAATCGAGTTTGCAACTGTCAAGCTAGTCGATGATGCAGTTAATGCATCCAGCTTGATCTGGTCTGCTCTTCGCCCGATAGCCGAAGCTACAACCTTGACCAATTCCCTACGCTCATCGTAGTTAACTTTTTGCTGGTCAAAGATTGAACTATACTCTGGCGCACTATAATCGGACAATGTGGCCGTTACGTTTGAATGCGTGACATTTAATGGCACGACATCAGTTTGGGGGATTGTGATAGTTGCTTGGCCAGCCCCGATTTTCGGGAATTGAACCGTACTGCCCACCACTCCTGACCTTGTTCGACAAGTTCCCTGAAGTTTCTGTTCAGCTTGATAAGCGTGCTTCACTTCAGCTTCAAACAACTTGACAAAGTTTGTAGATAAACTCACCGCCATTGGAAAGTCTCCTATTATCAAGTGTTAAAATTATCGCAAACAGGTGGGGAAAAATCCGGCTGTCAATGCTTGCCGCTAGGTTACGGCCAACCAACCGACTCCAGAAGGAGGTAGGGCTGTTCTATCTATAATCTAGGATACAGAAGAAAGTCAACCTAATACTGGCATATGACCTTCAGCGCGGGGATTCATTTGTTGCAGCTTTTCGATGACCTTCTTTCTGTAAGAAGCATCTTTCTCATATTGTGGGTCTGCAATCATAGACTGTAATTCTTCATCAGTGATTCTATCTTCACTATCAGGAGAAACATTAATCGGTATTGCTTTCTCGCCGTAGTATTGCCTCAATCTCGTTAAAGCCTTTATTCCTTCGGCTGTCCCTCCCCACATCTGAAACTCTTCATAATCATCTGGAGTCCAAGCACCCCGGTCAACCAGAGACTGCGCCCACTTGACATGACCATCTATAATATCTTGGCCATTAGGCCCAAGTTTTTTAAGCTCCTGTTCCCGGTCAAACTTCTCTTCCTCGACATCCGGGGTATTCTCAGCAATCGCATCACGAACAGTATCAACAATCGATTCAAAATCATCCTGTGTCAAAGACCGTTCAGCAGCAACTGCCTTGAATTTGTTCAAAAGGATATCGTCTGTTGGAACCTTGTCATTAAGAAAGGCTAGATCATATTCACCATTATCCGGGGTTTGGTGCTTACCGCCGCGCAGTTTCTTGTATAGCTCATCCTGACTTTTAGCCAGACCTTCATAGTCAGCGCCTTTCTTTTCATCCCAAAATCTATCAGCTAACCATTCCGGCTTGCTTTCTGTTTCAGGATCTATGTGGGGAAGCTCTTCTTCAGTTTCCGATTTAGTTTCTTCAAGCGGGGCATTATCCAGCAACCCCTCTTCTTTTGGTTGTTCTTCCTGTTGGACTTCTTCTTCAGCCATTCTATTGCTCCTTCGCTCTCAAGGCTTTCATTTGGATTTCGCGTATCAGCGTGTTTTGTCCTTCACGGAAAAACCCATAATCTGTATCATAGCCGGGTGCCCAGCAGGGCTGGTCAAGATACGCCGACTTTAACCACCCCATCATTTTCTTTCCGTCTTTACTCTCCAACACCCTGCCTATTGTTCTGTCAATCTCTGCTTGTTCCGTCTGGGCATACTCTAACGGCAAGGGGCTTTCTGCATTCACCCCATCCCAGCCGGGGGTGCTGATATCAATAATTTCCGCGTCTGCCACTGATTAGTCTCCTTTGCTTCCGTTTCAGTTTTTTCTTTTTCATTGCGGTGCTTCCTGTGCTGCCTCCGGCGGGGCTTCTTGTGGAGCCGCCTCCTGTGCAGCCATACTCTGTTCAATAATTTCTTCCATCTGCTGACGCTCTTCAGCACTGGTACGCAAACTCATAGGAACACCCAGCTTGTCGGCAACCCAATCAGATATCGCATCCATTTTAGCAGTCGCCATTCCCATTGGCCCAAGCTGTGTGGCAATAGACAACCACTGCATCACATCTTGGACTTCATCCATGTTCTGGGCTTGAGCCAAAGGAGAAACCGGGACAACCTTGACTTCAAGACCATTAACCCGGAGCGGCAAAACAATAAGCCCGGCCTCGTCCATAATAGCCAAAGAACGGCGCACAAGCGGCACCATCGTTTCTGTTATTAATCTGCCAAATGCCGAACCCAGATTAACAGAAAGCTCCCGCATTCTTTCAACAATCTCTGTCGCTGATCTCGCACTCATATTGTCCGGCGGTAAACTGTCATCAAGAAGAATCTTTTTCACATTCTGCCGGAGATCCCCTAAAACAATTTGTGTTAACTGGAGATCACCAGAACGAGGCAGGGGTTGTAATGACGGCCCTCTTGCACCGCCATTGGAAGCTACCGGGATCACAGCACCCGGAACGACACGGATCGTCTGGGGATTCAACACTCCATCATCGATAGCTGTATAAACACCCGCGATATTAATGCTGGCATTCTTGAGAAGCAGTTCCATAGTTTTGTTCAGACTTAAAACATCAGCCAAGCATTGAACCATTGGCCCCCGGCCATAAACCTCGCCGCTTACTTTCATGTACCGTGAGACAATCCAAGGCGAATTTGTTAACTGTCTATACACTAACACTGATGTATCAGTATCCTCCTTGTAACACAGATAATAACCATACCCCCCATCTGAAGCATCCAATACTGTGCTTTCCTGTAAATCAATCCGTTCCTGTGGTTTGTCTTCTATAATTTTTTTGATACTGTCAGGAAGAGTCGCATCCGGCCATTGCCTCATAATATTTTCAGCGGGAACCCTGACCTTACGATAAACATTTTCCACAGTCCCGGATGGGCCTTCTTCAAGTGCAACAAGATACTGGGGAATGGCTTGAAATGTAATTAGGTTTGTATCATCTCCGGGCTGCACAAGCATAACGCCAGTACCAACGCAGAGATCCATCAGAAACTCCCCCATTGCCAGATCAAAATTGGTCTGCCTCAGAAGGGTGAAAAACTTATCGGTGTATTGCTGTAAGTTTTCTCGAAACATAGGCTGGTGTTCAGGAGGGACATCAGTACCGGGCTGGAGATCCATCCATCTTTTGTCAGGGGGAAACAAGCCGGATTGTACCCGGTTAGCAAACTTCTGAACACCAGCCACGGCAGTTGAATCAAAAACTATTGATCCTTTATGACGGCCACCAGCACCATCTTCGTGATAACCGTCATATAAATTCCTCTGGGGCAATCCATATGTGTAGCATTGCTCGTAAAGACTTCTCCAGTTTTCTTTTTTTGACCACGCTGAATCATATCTTTTCTTCAGCATCTGGGGTGTCATTTTCATTAACCAACACCTCCGAGCTTGTCATCCTGAATGCCAAACATCGAACCACTTATCAACGGTCTCCCTTGTAACCGCCGATCTCTACTCCTCGCAAGTGAAATTGTTGATGCGCTAAGTCTGGTTGCTCCTCTGTTCTGAGCAGTAGTCTGAGCAGTACCAGCCCCCGCTTGGCCTATTCCAGTAGCAGTACCAACCAAAGGCCGGGCTGGTTTTTTGAGAGGCTGGGGTACTGGTGCTGGTTCATTATCACCACCCTGATTATCTATGGGGGTGGGTTTCTCCCCGACCCTGCCCATCATTCCCAAAGTACGAAGCCCCCCGATTAACAAGCCGCCGGGAAGAGCAACCTGTGCTGCTGCAAAGGCTTTTTCAGATTCTGTCGAATAATCCGAAAATGGGTTCAGTGCAATATCAGCGGCAACTTTTCCCGAAAGACCCTTACGGTCAGGATTGAACCCCTGCGCCGGGGAAAAAATATCAGCCCCCGCTCCCCGGTTTCTTCGATGAATATCCTCAATGGTATCACCCGAAGCATTAGCATCCGATGCGCCATCTCCTACACCGCTCATCACACAAGCCTGTTTAAGTCTTTACGCTCGAAATCAGTGCCAAGCGTAGTGTCATCAGGAACACCCAGATAGGGATCATATCGTTCTTTCGACAACAGTTGCCGCGCCCCGCGCTGTCGCCTTGCTCTCTTGCGAGAAGCTATTTCTCTTTGGGACTGCCGTTCCCTTGCCTCAAGCCGGGCTTCCTGTTGCTCTTGTCTTCTGAGCATTTCGGGATCTGGCCCCGGAGGTGGAGGAGGTGCTTTTGGTTTTGAAAAAATCCCGCCCATCTTTGATCCTCGCATACATAAAAAAGTCTTTACCGTCAGGGCCATATTTCTCAAGTCGCCCTTCCTCCTTAAAATAAAGCGTTTTTATCCATTTGACAGCCTGTAAGTTAGATGAATGAACAGTGACTTGTAGGCGAACAAGATTTAGTTCAGACATAAATATATCAAACATTTTCTTAGTAACTCTATGGAAAGGTCGGGCAATAGATGATAAGTCCTTATCTGTGATCAACCATGCTTCCCCTACTCCTGTCCACAAGGGAATGCACCCGAATACAGCAAGAGGCCGACCATGATGAACAGCAATATAGCTTGGCCCCATCACAGAATACCCCTTGATAATATCAGGATAATTTTCAATACGCTTAAAGAAAACCTGATCATGTTCGCGGATGTCCATCATCCGCACAAGTGTAGGATGATACCCGACCAGCTTCGGATCAGTCAGACCGAAACGCTCATTCAATGCAGGGATGTCATCAAGCAAAGATATCAAAATCCATTGAGGCTTTAGGCTGGTGAGTCCAGTGGACAGGGCGCTTGGTCATACGCTTATGCTCTCCTCCACCCAAAACCAGATACCCATAAGCATCCCCGACATGGGAGTGTTCGTTCTTATTCGGCACATCTCTGAACCTTTCCTGTCCAGCCCCCATACTAACTCTCGAAAAATGATAACCTCCAGCTAATGATTTGCGGGTTCTGGTGCATTTCTTGTCTATAAGAAGACCCGGCTTCTTATCGATAAAACGAATCATGGGAGATGCCATTGCTTCCCTCCGGGTTTTCCAATCATTGGTTGCTGTTGGCCGGGCCATCAAACCTATTGTCTTCAGGTGGTCAAAAGCTGTGACTTCATATATCTGGTCACGTTGCTGGCCAGCAGGGTCGCCCCATACCATTACATCTGCTTTCGGATACAGAGTCTCCAGTTCCGCTTTTAGCTGGTTGCCGAATCTTTCAAGACCCATATCGAATGTCACAAGCTCATGGATAATACGCCACTGCCCGGAGACAGCACGTTGGCCAAAGACAGCAGCGGGGGTCAACCCGAAGTCAAGCCCGATCTGGAGCGGCAATGCCGGGTCATACTCCACACCTTCGTGGGTCATCAGGTCGTCATCATACTCCGGCGTGATGGCCTTGCCTTCCTGAACATACTGATAATCCCCTCTTGCATAACAGCGTATCCAATCGATTGTCTTGCCGCCGACTAACTGATCATAATAACCTTGAGGCAAATTTTTGAGATTCTCTGCGCCGGGGTTAGTCTGCCACCACTTGCCAGCAGAATTAACAAAGCCGTTAAACTCAGGTTCTTCCGGCAAGTCATCACCAGATACTTCCAGAACCCCTGCTGGCTGGCGAAA